ATGGCCCGGCTGCTTGGCAGGCGGCCTGTCTCGGCGTGGCTGGCCCGGCAGAAGGCCAGGATGGCGGCTTGCTTGGCCGTGGCCGGGCGGCGGATGGGGGCTAGGCAGGGCATAGCTAGGCTTTCTTTGGAGCTTTGCGGCGGAGGAGAAATTCGCATCCATCTGGATACCTTTTGGCAAAGGCGGTGAGAACACGGATCTCTGCGGAGAGGCGAGACCCTACGGTTTTCACATCAAGGATGAAACGATGGGTTTTAATGGTGGGCTCTTTAAGCCTGCGCTTGGATTTGTCGGATGTCATGGCCCCAACAATAAGCCCGGCCCGCCAAAAAGGCAAGGCCGGGCTGCTGGATTGTTTGACCGGGCGGCTTAGGCTGCCACGGCTTTAATAACGGCGAAGTTGAACACCGGCTGTTCCGTGGTCGTTCCGCTGGCGTTGGCGAGCGTGATCACGCAGGAGCCTGCCGCCGTTGCACTCACAACCTGCGTGGTGTATTTATCGGTGCCAGACTTCTGGCTGATAACGACCACATCGGTTGCAGCGATGGCGGAGTTGGTGAGCGTGAACGAGAACGGCGTTGCCGAGCCAGCCGCGCTAACAAGGGTGATGGCACCACAAACGGCGTTGATTTCAACGGCTGTGGTCCGGCTGCCGGACTGGGTAGCCGCCCCGCCCGCGCCAGTGGCATAGCCCACGCCAGCCGAGGCCGAGGTGGACTTGAAGCCGATGACAGAGGCGAGATAGCTTGCCAGTGTGGCAAACGTAATGCGTCCGATGGAGGTCGGAGCGCCGCTTTCCTTGGAAACATCCGTGAGCGGGATGTTGTGCGAGGTGGACAAAGCCGATACCGACGTAATCGACGGAATATCTTTGCCTGCTTGGGGGAAGAGAGAGAGAAGCATTAGAGTAGGTAGCTAGGGGGTTGCGTTGAGTTTGCCAAAAGGGCCGCCCGGCGGGTGGGCTAGGCGGCCCCTTGGCGTGACCGTTAGCTCACCTCCGGCATACCGGGGGCGTTCCAGGCTCCATAGACCACGATATAGCCATTTTTCACAAGAGCGGCGTTCTTGTAGGCGGTGGCACCCCAGACCATCTGAACACCGATACCGAAACGGTTGGTGTAATCGTTTTCCTGGGTAACGCGCTGGCCCATGGCGGTGCTGGCCTTGCCGTTGACGGTGCCGTAGCCGCAGTACACAGCGTTGTTTCCAAGGAAGTAGCCGCAGACGTATGGCTGGCCCTTACTGTTGACCGGGATCATCAGCGAGCCCACGGGAATGACGCCCTCTGTGAGGTAGCCAGCGGTCCAAGGAGCAGTGCCCCAGACGATGGTGGAACCAGTGAGAGTGGTCTGGTAGTCGCCGGAGGCCGTGGAGCCAAGGCGGGTAAGGTCGCTTCCGCCCACATCGCCGAGAGTGAAGCCGTCGGAGGTTGTGTAGTGGAAGAAGCTGTACTTACCGGCATCAGCACCAGAACCGTTAATCACCATCAGATAGCGATCCGTGGAGGTGGAGGCGATGAATGTTTGCTCGAAAGCAGTGAACGGAGCGCCGGGCCAGTAGCGGAAGTAGTCGTTCCGGGTCTTGGCGATGGCGTTGTCAGTGAGCACCGTGGAGCCGTTGAAGCCGCCGCCCTTGAGAACGGTAAGCGCCGTGGAGGTGCCTTTGGCTGGGATGGCTTCGCCGAGGTAGGCGCGAGGAGCGCAGAAAGCGCCCTGAGCCGCATCGGCAGCGGTGTTGGAGACTGCCCAGTTGTTGAGCATGACGCCATCATACTCCGGCAGGTTGCCTGCAAACAGGTAGTTGGTAGGGCCACGGGTGCCAGCGGTGGCAAGCAGGCTTTCCCAAGTGCTGTTTTCGCGGAGGCCCTGGAAGAGGTAGTCGTTGCCCTGGAAGAAGTACTTCAGGATGCGCTGGCCGTTAGGGCCACGGGCAATCTCGATTTCCTGCATCTTGATGCCGTTCGCCATGATCTTCGCTTGGGAGATCGTGGCTTTGGTGACGACATCGGTCGAGGTGAGGGCGTTTATGCTAGCCTTGTTGCCAGCAAAGAGCGTGTTGTACGTCTCCAGGCTGCCGAGCATGACGGCTTCGATACAGTCGCATTTGAGGCGCTGCACCCATTCGTTGAGGCCACGGCGGGCGCTCTGGTCAAACGTGGTGCCGATGAACGTCAGGTCTTTGGTGGTGACGGTTTCGGCAACGGCGTGACGGTGAAGGCCGATAGTCAGCGTGAACTGGCTATACTTGCGGACTTCTTCAGCGCCGACGAGGTTGGTGTTGCCCTGAACGCCCTTGCCGCCGAGGCCAGCCTCAGACGAGAAGACGATGGTATTTCCGCGAACCTTGGAGGTGTCGAGCACTTCCTTGACGGGCTTGACAGAGCCAAGGCCGCCCATGAGTTCGGAGAACGGGTTATAACGCTCGTTGTCGAAGGCGATGCTCGACACCCAGAGAATCTGGCGGGCGTAGGTTGGGGACTGCGCGACGAGTTCGGCGACTGTCTGCGCGTTGATTTCGGTATATGAGGCCATTAGAGTGGTGTGGTGATGTGACTTGAACAGATTGAACCGCAGGGCTTCGTGGACCCTGTTAATCTGTCGTCACGCCACACAGGCGTCGGCCCCTTGCGGGAACCGCTATCTCTAAGACATTCGTATTGCGTTACTGCCAGCCCCAAGCACGGAGCCAAACAGCCCGGCAAGGCCGCCCTCCTTGGCCGCAGCCATTGTCTGGGCCACGATGTCAGGCGTAGTTGGCTGGCCGGGCGCGGGGCGCTGGGCCATGGCTACGCTGGTCGAGGCCGGGGCCGCCGGGGCCTTGGCTGGCACGGGGCCAGGGGCGGGCTGAGGTTGGCTGACTGGCACGGCGGGAGATTTGGGGGAGGCGCGCATCTGGGCGGCCAGATTGGCGGCGTACTCGGCCACGGCGGTAGGGGAGGTGCTGGCGAACTCAGGGGTCACGGCAAGGAGGCTCTTAACGGCGAGGGTGGCGGGGTGGTTGTCGTCGCGCAGCTCGGGGTACTGGTTCATCGCCAGTTCAAGGGAGTCGTCGCCGATTTCCTCAAAGGCTTTTTCGGCGGCGGCCTCGGTCTTCATCTTGGCCTCTAGGGCGGCTGCCATCTCGGGGGTAAACTCCACAATGCCCTCAGCGTTGCCTTGCAGGTCGGCAAGTGCTTGTGCGGCCTCTTGAGCGGCCTGGGCGGCGGCGTTGTAATCTTCGAGGGCCTGCGTAAACACAGGGGCCAAGTCAATCGGCTCGGCTGCGGGGGCTGGGGCGGCCTCTTCGGGGGCGGTGACGGCGGCGTCCGGTTGAAGTTCGTAGGTGCCTGGATCGGTGGCGGGAATTGGCGAAGCTGGATCTTGGCCGCCTGCGTCGTCCGGGTCGGCCATCAAATTGCCCGCCACGGGCGCGGTCTTGCTGACTCCGGCGGAAAAGGCGGCGGCCAGCTCGGCGGGGGACTTGTCTAAGTTCCCGTATAGCTGGTCTGCTGGATTCCAAGGGGCGGCTGGAGTGTTGTCGGACATATTGGTGCTAGTATTGTGTGTAGTTATGGATTTGTTGCAAGGGGAAGTTTTAGCAAGAAAAAGCCCGCCGGGCGTTGGCCGGGCGGGCTGAGGGCTAGTTATTCGACAATCTGCCAGTCTTCGGCCAGCATGTCAGTTTGGGAGGCGAGCCAGCCCATGAGGATTTCGTTTGTGGCTGTTTTCATCGTGATGGACGGCAAAACAACCGCCGTGCCGCCATTTTCGCGGGCAAAGGCCGCATTATGCGGGCTCCAAAAGTTTTCCGCTGCCACTGTTCGCTTTCCATCGCAGGAAAGCGCCAGCCACATACCTTTTCCGTTCCAGCCTGCGCGGGCTACACGCTTGCCGAATTTGAGGGCTTCGATGGCATGGCCGAATGTCAAACCATCCGTCTGGCGGTAAGACCGCTCAAATACATTCTTGGGGGACCAAGAGATATAGCCAACGTGGTCTGCATGATTGGCGTTTCCGCCATCCAGGTATTCCACTAGATAGCCTTCTGCGGCTTGGTTCTCGCCTTCTGGCGGCGTCCAGCCACGTTTTGCATTGTAGTCTCCAAGAATCATTGGAGTTGCCAGGATATTTTTGGTGCCGAGGTATTGTTTCATATTTGGTGGATAGTTTGCTTGGCAATACCGGCCAAGCTCGGGTGTGAGGTCATGCCTCGAAAACTGCGCGATGTTTCTCCAGAAAGGCGGCCTTCTCAGCCAATGGCACCCCGGCGGCGTGGATGCAGTAGGGCTCCATGGGCAGGCGGTCGTAGAACTTGTGCTTCCAGGCCATCGGCCAGAAGTTCCACTCATCCGGCAGAAAGTGCATGTCCACGCCGGAGCGGTGGAATGCGGCATTGAGTAGGCTTTGCTCGGTGACATCCAAAGTCTTGACCTCGCCCGCCCGGCGCTGGGCCATCAGGGCGGAGGCCAGCCGGAAGGCCTCGGCCACGGCGGGCAGGCGGGGATTGATCACCATAAAGCCGGTGTTCACATAGCGGTCTGGCGGCATATCGAGGCCAAGGGCGTCTTGGAGGCAGAACGTGCCGTGGAAACTGTGGCGGGTGGCGTCCTGCACGGCGGCGATGCCGTTCAGGTTGGCGAAGCGAGCAAAGCTGACTGGGCGGATGAACCAGAGATCCGCATCGAAGAACACCAGTGTACGGGTGCCTAGCAACGGAAGGATGTACTTCATGTCGTAGCTATCGTTGCGGTCGGTGGTGATAACTAAGGCGTCGAGGCCTGAGTACTTGCGGAAGCGGGCGGCAGCCTCGTTGGCTAGCTCAAAGTAGCCTGGACTGGCAATGGTAACACCGAGGATGTCGGAAATCTCGCTCATTTGAATAGGGCGTTAGGATTGCCTTCGCCAAGTTTGAGAAGGCAGCGGTGAAAAATCTCTTTGTTACCGACAAGGTTTTTGGGTGCCAGCCAAGGGGCGTTTTCTCGTTTGTGAGAAATAGCAGCAAGAACATTGAGGGCGCGGATGTCGTGAATCATCTCGTCCACACGCATGGGCCATTTGTCCCAATCGTATTTGTGGGCAATACCACGCCAGATTTCCACGATGCGGGCGGCTGAATCGTCTATCCGAATACCCTCAATGTAGAGAGCATACTGATTGAGAACAGCGCACCGCAGCCAATTCAACACGCATGGCGGCCATAGCTCGGCCCCGTCGGCATAAACGATGTCGTTCACAGCGGCAATCCTCCACCGAGCCTCATTTAATTTACCGTTTAGGACCATTAAATATGCCTCTGCCGTCAACTGGCTTATCTGCCAGCGCACGCCAAGAGGTGTGTGTGGGTATTCATTCGCCACGCCTTCCACATGAGTACGCCAATCCTCCAATGTGATTTCTCCTTCTGTCACTCGATAAGTAAGCCAGCACTTGGCATTGTGGCGGCGACTCAAAGATGCCTCACTGTCGCCCAAAGCACCCCACGCAAAATGATACTGCGTAGTTTTGTGCGCTACAGAACTAGGGGCTAGCAAGTGGTAGGCCGCAGAATCTCCGCCCTGCATGAAAGCTCGATACATCCGGCCCGCCCATGTCCCGGCGCACTTGTCATGCCACGGCCTGGGCATACCGTGCCAAGCCACCACTCGGGCGTTGGCCTCGCTCTGGGCCGAGCCAGCCACATGGACGTGCTTTTTGTAGCTCAAGATTCCGTCAAGCACATCGTCTAGCAGGCCGAGGCGGCAGCCCATGGCGGCCAGCCGGGCGTAGGTGTGGCCCATCTCAGATTTGCGCAACTCGGGTTCCATACCTTCTGTAACGGCTCGGTGGTCGCCATTCCAGATCATCACGGCGTTTGCCCACTCGTCAGGCTTGTAGAAATCGCGGGTGCCCCAGACCATATCAGGCGGGCAGGCCATAGCTAAGGCTGTAAACGGCGTGAGGTGGCGGCAGAATAGGGTGTCGAGGCCAGTGAGGATCGTTGGCCCCGTGAACCGCCAAGCCTCCTGCACCGCCCACCAGCCCGGCCAGTCAGTCTCTAGGCGGATGTGCCAAGGCTCGGTTGGCGTGTCGGTGAGGCACCAAAACTGGAAATCCTTGTCAGTGTTGAAGGCTTGGAACTGGCTGCGTAGGCAGGCGGCGTGCTCTAGTGTGTAGTCTCCGCCGGAGCGGCAGACGACGACGAAAGCGGGGGCTGAGGTAATGGGTGTTAGCATAGCTTGGTGATCGTCTCGGCCTTTGTATAAACCGTGGCGAAGTCGGGAACGTCATGCAGCACCAGCGCCCCGGCTCCCACCATGGCCTGCCTGCCTATCGTAACGCCGGGCATGATGACGGCCCCGGCCCCGATGCTGGCCCCAGCCAAGACGGTTGGCGGGCGGCGGGCATAGGCCGTGTTGCCTGCCACGGGGCGGTCGTCATCACAAAAGGTGACGTTTGGACCAATGAACACATTGTCTTCAATCTTCATACCGGGGGCAGTGATGGTGCCATGGCCGATGCGGACGTTGGAGCCAAGTTGGCCGCCTGCGCTGATTTCGGCGTGGCTGCCGATGGAGCAATTAGCGCCAATTACAACATTGCGCTGAATCACAGCGAAGTGCCATACTTTGGTTGTTTCGTGGATATTTATCCATGCAGATGCGTCGATATAACACACACCTTGCTCTATGTCGCTACGAGCAGAGCCATGGAACTCGTTTGGGGAGTTGTATTCAGCATTCATAGATTCAAACGGGAAACCGCCCACATACCCGGCACATCCAAGACAACAGTGTAAGAGCCCGCCACACGGCGAGCCTTGGAGAAAAGCGTTTCCGCGTTGGGTTCTTCGTGGTCGGGTAGGCCGATGCCACGCAGGAAGACTTGCCACATGGCGCGGGTGAGTACGGTGGTGACGTGGTGGTGGTCTTGTCCATGGGCGGCTTTGGCAACTTGCCGGTGGAGTTCAAAGGCTACTCGCTCCTCGGTCATGCGAAGTAGTCGATCTTGGCTAGAGTGCGGCGGCGGAGTTCGGCCAGCATAGCTGATTCCTTCATACCGTCTGCCCATTTTGGCCGTAGCTGGTAGTGAGGTTCATCTTTAATGGATGTCCAGTCGCCGCCCCATTCAAAGCCAAGCCACTTGCCGATGTGGGCAACGGTCTTGTAAAGTGGGGATTCGGGCTGGTATTTACCGCCACTAAAAACTCCAATATCGAAGGCGAGGCCAAAGTTGTGATTCGAGTAGCCTGCGCGGGCGTTTGTTACTTTCGGCCCTGGTGTGGACCTGCCCTTAGCATAAAGGGCGTCTTGCTCGTTGTAGGTGCGCAAGCCGGAAATGAGTTTGATCGTCACCCCTTGCTCGGCGGCAGCCAAGACAAACTTGCGGGCTAGGGCGTGCAGTTGCGGGTGCAGTGTAGCGATTACCTTTTCGCTTCGCTCGTCCACCCCTTGGCTGGCAGGCTTGGCGGCAGGCGGCACAGCCTTGGCTGGCGGCAGAAGGACGGCCCAGGTGGCCGGGCCTATGACGCCATCAGCGGTGAGATTGGCATCACGCTGAAATTCAATAACGGCCTGTTCTGTGATTGGCCCAAAGTACCCGTCTGGCTTGGCCTCAAGATAACCTATATCGTGCAAGTACTCTTGATAAAGTAAAACTGCCGGGCCTTTACTGCCTCGGCGGAGGGTTGGTGTATCGGGTGTCTGGCTCATAGCAGGCCAAGCCTACTTGCCTAGCGGACCTTTGTCAATGGCGATGAAAACGCCAATCACGGCCAGCACCAGCCCGGCAATGACCGCCACGGCTAGGCCAAGGCCGCTGAGTTCGTGGAGGAAGGCTATCATTTCTTGAACAGTCGGTCGAAGAGTGAAGACGGCCTAGCCCAGCCCTGCGGGCCAAAGGCTGCCACGGCCCGGCCCATCAAGGCGGCCTTGCGGGGGCGGACGCCTGCTTGGAGAAGGCGATAGTAGAAATGGCGGTGAACTACCCAGGCTGGCGGGGCGGGTGGCAGGTGTCCTAGCTGCTCGACTAGCCAGTAGCTGCCGCCGGTCAGGAGATCACAAAGGAAGTCGTGCTCTAGGGCTGGCATGACGCAGAGTCCGTCGGGCGTGTAGTTGAGGGGTGGCCCCCAGAACAAGGGCGGTATGCTGGCCTTGTCGAAGAGGTAGCCAGCCGGGATGGTAAATTGCTGATCTACAGGCCAAAGGCCAGCGCAAATCTTGAATGTGTAGGCCTCGTCTGTCTGCCACATCGGCCCCTTCGCCCAAGGTAGTAGTCCAAAACCAAACTCAGCATCGCGTAAGCAGGTGATGTCTGGGGCGGGGTCCATCAGTTCTGGTGTGGTGGATTCGTTAAGGCGCTGCGTACGGCTTGCTTGGCAATGTCGTCAAAGTACTCCACTTGTTTTTCACTCGTCTCGTTTAGTTTGTGCAGGGCTTCTGTGAGTTCTTGAATTACCTGCACCCCTTTTGTTGCCACCCACCATATCACCGTCGCTAGTGAGGTGAACAACACGATCACCGCCACAATCAGCACGCCGTAAAAGCTCCACTGACCGGCCTGCTCTGGGCTAGGCACCTGCCCCGTGAAAGCGTGCCAAGCCATCTCCGCCAAGGCCATGGCCGAGGCCAGCCCGGCTGACATGGCGGCCAGGACTGGGCCGGGGATCTCGGCCAGAAGGTGGTGGGCTGGGTGTGGCATCGGTAATTTATGATAGTAGGAATCCACTCAAGTCGGCCTCCGTGAGTTGATAGCCGCCGCCCAGGGTGGTCATGGCAGCGTTGATTTCGGCAGTGTAGGCCGGGATGCTTACCCCATACCCACCGCCCGAGGATGAGCGCCAAACGGTGAGCATCACCATGTCACCATTGATGATCCAGAAAGCCGGATTGCCGGAGTCTCCGCCCACAAGCAATTCAGAGAAGGAAGATCGCAGCGCCGACACGGGAACCTGCATGAGGCACGATTCGCCTTCAGCGTTGTCGTGATCAACGCTGTGCAGATCCACAACAATGAGCTTTTCCTCCTGATCCGTCGACATCACAGGGATGCGCGCCGCCGCGAGGTTGGTGGACAGCCTGGATTTGAAACCGGCTGGAAGAACTTTGGCGAAGGAGATGCTGGAAGGCAGATCACTATCCAGCAGGCCAATCAGCAGATCGGTGCCTACCGTGACAAAGCCGGTCAGCTCGCGGGTTTCCACCGTGTTGTCCGCCGCCACCCATCGCAAAGTGGAGCCGATGGACGGGTAATAGTGCGTGGCGAAGATGGCATGCCGAGGTGAAATCAACGTGCCAGCCTTTTGAAACACACCCTCCGAGTTCCACGGACTGATAGCCGTCAAAGCCTGCACATGGGATGCGGCCCAGTTACTGGCATTGCGTGCATAAACAGGCGTTGTGTGATCCTGCGTTGTGTAAAGCGGCATCGTCACTGACGGATACTGCTCGGCTAGCAGCGTATCTGTGTCATGGATGAGCGCATACTGAAGACTGCCCACACC